TTCAGCGTTCCTATATATATGTATATATAAGTCAGTGTGGGAACCCTTATGGTCAGAAACACTATCGCTTGTGACCACCCATACGGTCAGAAAATTATTTCCAATCAATGTCATTTATATTTCCGGTAGAGTTTTCTTCGTCAATTACATCTAAATTAAAACCCTTTCTGATTAAAGTTTTTATAGTCATATCACCTTCGCTATTTGATTTAACCATAGCTGCTTTTACTACTGCCATACGGTGATATTCAATACCCTGTTCAAAACATATTCGTTGGGTGTTCTCTTCTGTATCAAGATATAAAATTTGTACTGCTCTATGACTATCAACTAATGAAGTAGCTCCTCTTACACTGGACCGTGCATTTAATACTGAGTTTGTATTCCCTTCTGAAATAGCACTCTTGTTTAAATGATGTATGGATAAAACGCTGCAACCAAACTCACTAGCAATAGACGAACAGAACTGAGAATAAAGCTGTGCTGTGCTGTTGTTATTCATGTCTCCTGAGACGAAAGACTGGATAGGGTCTATAACTATCAACTTAAGATCATCTATCTGTCTGAGGCTCTCTCTGAGGTCCTCAGCTTGGTCCGTGATATGAAGTCCGTTAGCTAAATCCTCTTTGATTAAAGTAAGAGGTTTACCCATATCAGCTACGGTCAAAACATAAGTATCATATTCACTCTGTAAATAACTTCTTGTACTGTCAATCAAAGTTAATCTTCGTCCGGTTTCTTCGGCATCATCTTCAGCCGACAGGACGGCACAATTTCCCTGCACTGCAATATTGTTTCCTAAAAATTTACCATGACCGTTATTAACATCTAAACAAAGCCTCAAACATAAACCTGATTTTCCTATGCCTCCAATACTACAAAGCAAAGAAATTTTTGACAGCTCCATAGTATTATTTACTAACCATCTTCTAGGCGGGGGGTCATGTCTATAATTTTTGATAGAGTATTGCTGTAAATTGAAATTATGTTTAATAATAATTTGTTTCTTAACTGCCTCAGCTCCTTCGTTAATATGTATGTCGTTGTAATCTCCTTTTGTACTTGGAATACGAGACTTACAATTTGAAATATTAGAGACAATTTCCCTTGCTCGTTGTTGTCCTACTCCGTTGTCATCATTATCAAAAGCAATTAAAAATTCTCCGTCATAAAACTTCCTGATGTTTTCTAATGCTGCTTGTCCAAAGTTAGCTGAAAATGTGCATACAACAGGAAGACCAGTACATTCATGAACTGATATTGAGGTAGCCAAACCTTCAGTGACAACAATACTTTCATAGTTCTTCCACTGGTCCCAGTCTATGCCGATTGTAAAAATATTTGACTTAACTTCAGAAGCAGAAACAAATCTTTTATTCTTTGTAGTTATATATTGAAGACTTCTTAATTCTTTGTAAGTATTTCTGGTAGAATACACCGGACAAATTAACGAACCGTTAATTTCAGTCAATCCATAATTATTTTTTAACCCTTTTTTATTTAGGTATTCATGTCCCGTAGATATTTTAGAATTTTTAAGTCTTTCCTTGCACAACTCGGCAGTCTCATCATGCCTTTTTTGGCGTTCTTCTTTACTCCTTTGCAAGTTCTCCTCAATTTTCCTATTTAATTCAGCAACTTCAACTGAGTTAAGTTCTCTCATTGAATGAGAATAAAACTTCCATTGTTGGTTAGTACGCCAGTTACCATAAACACAAATAAAATGTCCGTCTGTTTCGTTATAAGTGTACCAACCGGACATTTCCCCAGAACCCTTATCAGGTCTTGTATTTAGAGTTGCATTAACAGGACACCTAGTTATTTCTCCGGTAGTATTTATATTAGTAACTCGCAGACCGTCATTATTCATCTGCTTTACAAGATCAGTAATGTCTGAGCTTTCGTGTCTATATTTTAATGTGGGATTTAAAACTTCCTTTTCATTAAAGATTTTTGAAAAATCAATCATCAGCCACACCATCACTTGCTTTTGCTTTTTCGCAATCAAGATAATGGAGGACTAATAACTCAAAAAATTTTCTCCTATCGTTCGATTCCCATTTATGCAACTCGTAGGTATTATGTTTTTTCGCAAACTTTATATATGTTTCTTTTGTTTGTGCTATTGCATATCCTACACTTTCATAATTTAAATTAGCTGTTCTCTCTAGTTTTTCTCCTCGTTCAATCCTTTCTTTTATTTTATCTATATGTTCCATCTTATTACACACACCATAATATTTTTTCTTGTATTCAAACAAGACCGTTCCTGCCGGAGATAAACAATGTCCGCACAGGGAGGGTCTATTATTTTTTATATCAAACAATGAAATTCCTAGAACGGAATCTCATCATTCAATTCAGGTTTTGTAGGTTCTTTAGCCTTCACTACAGCAGGTTTATCTGCTTTAGTTTCTTCTTCTATTTTAACTGTTTCACCGCCTACAGCTTCCCAGTTTTTACCATGCCAACCGCTATCTATTTTAAATGAGGTCCCTTCAGTTCCGTCATTCTTTGCATACTTGCCTTTTTTCAAAAGACAGGTAGTAAGTTTACCAATGAGATCACTCTCTTTTGCAGTCATAACAGCGTCCCTTTCAAGACCCATTGACAACAAGCAGTTAAATAAATTTGCTTGACCAGAAATAGCTATAGAATGAGATTGAGGGTCTTCGCTTCCCTCCTTATCCCAACTAACCATAAACCTTTCCTTTTTGTTCATAATGTCTATTTCTTGAACTTCAAATTCAATCTCAATAGCATCATAAACCACACCATTATTTTTTACGCTTTGCGAAACTAAATCATTTAGCTCCTCAATGCCTGCAAACGCTAGTGTGTATCTTCCGTCCGGATATTCTGTAAAAGAATTATCCACCTCAGCTTCAGCGTCCGGATTAAATCCGTCACCAAACTTATTACTTAAATCAACCATTTTTTACCTCGCTTTTTTTTGGTTTATCTATTTTAAAACAATCAATGCAGACCAGTAATTGTGAAACTCTTGCCACCGGCTCACCTTCTCCGCATTCATCACATTTAAGTTCATCTTCAATCTCAGGGTACCAATGTTCATTGAAATTATTTTCCAAGACCTAACCCCTCCTTCATAGCTGAACTTAAAATCTTCCAACCTGTCTCCCTTTCGAGCTTGATTTCGTCAGGCAAGTTGTATCTATTCTTCCCTACATGAGCGGAAGTTTCTCTAGTAAAAATATATCTGTCTTGGGACATAGTTGTTTTTGTAACCATCTGTCCTTTGTCAGCTTGTTTTTTTACTTGTCCATATTTGTAGTTGTAAAAGAAAATTGCGTCAGCAAACTCACTTACTTTTGCAGCTACTCTTTTATGCAACTTTAATTGGTATTTATCATGAGGGTTCATGTCAGGTATTTCAATACGCTTCAATTCAACATGACAGATCATGCAAATTCTCATTTTTCTTTTGTCTCTAATATCATTTAAAACTTCAAGAATTTCTGTCATCTGATCACCTGCTAAAGCATAGCCTTTACCATACCCAAAATCTTCAACATGACCTTTCCCTCCAATGTCACAAACCTTTTGAAAAACAAGAGATTCTAACCAGTCAAGTGAGTCTATTATTAAAGATTTTCTGTCGTGTTCTTCGTCTCTTATTGACAAAAGCCTAGACATAAATTCATCATAAGTTTTACAGACTGGGAAAGACCAAATGTTATCGTCATTTTCAATTCCTGCCATGCCGTCTTCAGTTTGTATTAAAACTGGGTTTTCCATTTGTGCAGCTAGACTTGTTTTCCCTATCCCACTTGGTCCGTATAAAATAAATTTTACAGGTTTTATTTGACTACCTCTTTGTATATCAGCTAAAGACATAATTACTCCTTTGTTATGTTCGTTGTTTTTAAAACTGCTCTAGGCGATAACTCAGACTTCAAAAGTTCTAATGATTGATTCTGCAATATCGACAAGGCGTTATCCAGTTGATTAATCTGTTGAGTTCTCCTCTTGAGAGTTATCGTTTCAGGATCAGCGTTTAGCTGCCCTATAGTATTAATAGACCACATAATAATTTCAGCTAATTTTTTTGGATTAGCTGTAATACTAATATCTACCAATTCATCTTTGAGGTCTTCATCATAAACGACTACCTCTTTTCCATTTTCCGTATAATTAAAACACGGAGTTTTATTTTTTGCTGTTGATTGCTGCGACTGTTCGCTTTCGCTTTTCTTCATCATGCTCCTCGCTAGTTAAATATAATTTATGTGTTTCGCAGTCCGGTTTATGAGGGCAGAAATGACAATGCTCTCCTGCTACATACTCAGGTTCTTCTACGAAACACGCCTCAATTTTTGGCTTTAGCCAATCTAAACCCCAATTAGCTAAGTCATCAGAAAATATTGTAGTGCTTCTGATCGGACCGTCTTTGTGCCAACTTCTAGGCTGCACAATAACTGTCTCAACACTTTTCTTATCGGAGTATCTTGATAATGCCATAAGACCATAAGTTCTAAGTTGTAAATTCATTTCAACTTCGACTGGGTACTTTCCGGCTTTGTAATCTATTATTATTATTTTATCTTTTTGTAGTATTAAAATATCTGTTGTTCCCCATAAGTCAGGGTGTATTTCTGTACCATCTAATCTTTCCTCAATTAATAATTTACTTCCTTCTTCTTCGTTGCTTCTTTTTACAACATACTCACAATACATATCAGAAGCATCTATCATAGTTTGATCGACAGTAACTATATGTCCTTCATATTCTACTTCTCTATTTAACCAATACTCATGAAAATCTATGCCCTCTAAATTTCCTAACAATCTCATTTCATTCATTTCGTGATTTACACTTCCTTCCCATGCAGCATAACTTCCTGTGCTTTGATAACCTTCACCTGCCTTTATGGAAGCAGGACATTTAGTTGATCTCGTTAATCCAGAAGGACTAACTTTTGCATGACTCGTAACCGGCATTAATTTTCTTGAATAATTTTTCTTGAATTTTCGTACTTAATTATATCTTCCTCAGAATACCTAATTGCATTTCCAAACTTATGAAAATCAGGTCCTTTGCCTTTGTATCTCCATGTGTCTAATGTTTTTACTGATATTCCGCCCAACCTTTCCGCACAACTTTTTCTGTCGTAATATATTTTTTCTTTGCTCATAAGTAGTAATTTGTCCTCGATAGATGATATGATAACTTAATTGTTTTACAAAAAACAAGTAGAGCAGATAAAATAAATTAAATTAAATTTTTTTTTCGCTCTTAAAAATTAAGATTTAAAAATGAAAACAGTAAGAGATAAACTGAAGATGGAGGGCAAGAGTTCTTCTCTTGATGACTGTCCTTGTATATCAGTTTGTACTTTAACTTATTTAACACCAGAAAATGATACTTGTATTTGTGGCAGAACTACGAAAGAAATAGCACAATGGAATTGTTTAGATACTGTTAAGAAAAAAGAAATAGTTATGAGATGTATTGTGGATA